CTCTGTTTGGAAGAACTCCTTTACTCGGACCTGGATCATTTTGATTTACATTGTGAGTGTGAGATGCTAGCTGCGCTGTTGAAAGAGTTGCGTTAGCTGTTGATCCACCCACGTTTCCAGTCGATTGAACTGTGTTTGCTCCGCCAGTTGATGCTAAAGCTTTATTGTTAGATTTTCCGACCGCTACGTTATCTTGTAAGTCAGGTAAATTAAAAGTAGAGGCGCCATCACCAGCTCCGTAAGTTGTGCCTACGATTGCAAACAATGCAGAATAAGTTGATCTTGAAACTGCTGCTCCATTACACTCTAAAAAACCTGTTGGCACTGAAGATGAAGACCACGGCACAATAGTAGCTGTGGGAATTCCCTCGATACCTGTAAGGTTTGCCCCTGAAAAATCGTATTTTGTTGCTTCGTAATTTGACATATTATTTCTCCGTGTAAGTCCATCCTGTTGTAGCGTCTCCTGAGAATACTAATCCGAAAGCTGCACCTTGTGTGTTTACAACAAGATCTGATGCTGCATTCGCTATATTAGAAGAGTTTCTACCAACAGTCAATGCGTTACTATTAAAGTCATAACCTTGATCTACAAAGTGGACCTCATCTCCTGTAGCAGGAGATGCTGGAAGCGTAATTGTTACTCCTCCACCATTTGTGTTTACTAAAAGTTTAGCACCTGCTTGAACTGTTTCAGCTGCAGATACTACTCTCCACTTTCTATACTCGTTTACTTTTTCAATATTAGTTCCATCAGAATATAAATTGTAGCAATTACCCTCACATAAAAGAACACCTGTTCCAGATGCTGTTTTAAAAGTTAAAGTGTTTCCTGCGTGATCGCATGCATCTTGAACTAAAAAAGTTTTTTCTATTGAATCTGGTATACTAACTGTTCTATTTGCTGCAAGAGTTCCTGTTAATTTAATAACTATATTTTTACCATTTGATAATGCACCATTAGAAAATGTTAAAGTTCTATTGGCGTTGGTTACGTTAAAAGTAGTAAAGCCACCAATCGCTTGTTCTAAAATTAATAAATTTGTATTTGTAATTTGTCCCCAAGTTCCTGAATTTTCACCAGTTGCTTGAACTGTAAGTTTTAGGTTAGCAGATGTTGAATTCGCCATATTTTGTTCCTTATGTATTCATTTTATTAAAATAATGAGTTTGTGTCAAACTCTTTATGCAGCCACCTCTCGCCAGCCTGGAGGATCTATAGGCGCTGAACCTGTATCAACTTCGTTCCAGATTAAAGCATTACCATTTCCTTGACCCATAGTCAACTCTAAACCAGTCACTGAAATATCTACGTGAATAACAGCCGTCACACTAGCTAATTGAGCATTCATAGATATGCCTGTTACATCCACTTCTTGACTTGGAACCGCTGTAACACTAGCTAAAGTAGCAGTCATTGGAAGCCCACTTGGATCTACTACTGCTCCAGCTAAGCCTGCAGCACTACCTAAATTTGCAACCATTGCTTGACCAATGATCATTGCATCAGGAGCTGGATCTACATTACCAAGAGTTACTTGAGCTACGTTTAAAGTACTTAATTGTAAATTTGCATCACCTTTGACAGCTTGTGGTGCGCTTACAGCTGCTGTCATGGCTATTCCAGTTACAGTTGCAGTAGCAAACTGACCTTCAACTCCCCATGCATTTACGTTCCATTGTTGTCTACCCCAACCTGTTTGGTTAAAGGCTTCAATGGTTCCAAGTCCCATGGACATTGCAATACCTGTAGCCATTGCGTCAGGACCAGCATCAGCTACTCCTAAAGCTGAAGTCATTGCAATACCGCTTGGAAATACTTTTGTTTGAATATCGATGTTGGTGGTAGTTCCAAGACTAGCGGTCATTAATTGACCGTTGTTTGTTGAAGTGGTGGCAGTTACATCAATGTGAATTGTTGGGCTACCTAAAGCCCCTGTTACAGGAAGACCTGTAGGGAGAACGTTACCAGCAATGTTCCAAGCAAAGTCACCCCAGTTGGCTCTACCCCAACCTACATTAATCTCACCAACAGTTGACTCATCACCTAAAGTTGCAGTAAGAGCAATACCCGTAGGTATTAAAGTTGGGTTTGCTAAATCATTCCATTGGTTTTGACCCCAAAAGCCGCTGCTCCAAGTTCCTGATCCACTCATAGGAGTTTACCCCCTACGATTAACCAGAGATCCTTAGAATCGCTGCTGTTGAAGTCTGTGCTGGAAACTGAATTGTAAATACGCCTGAAGTAGCTGTTTTATCTCCACCGAAATCTAAAACACATACAGATGCGTTTGTTACCGCAGATGATGTATTATAAATCAATGCTCCTCTT